ACCAGCAACACTATCAGAAATATTAATTGCTACATTAGATACATCATAATTATTAAATTTAAACTTCTTAGGGAAGAATAGTAGTCTTCCATCATCACCAGCAATATCCATATCAAAGGAACCTAAATCTCCACCAAACTCACCAAGGTCAGTATTGGTTTCAACTCTACCATATTGGTTTAAGAAGATATTACCAGTATCATCATGAAGAGCAGAAACTAATAAGATTTGTCTTTCTTTAGTAAATCTCTTATCTCTGATGAATGAAATATATTTTCTATATCTTACACTTGCTAAATTGAAACTATCAACAGACATGAAAGCATCAGTTCTAGCATTATTATTAAAGTCTCCACTAATATCATCAATTGTTAATACTCTATTACCTACAGACTCACTATAATCTTGAAGAATCCTAGTATCAAAAACTAACTCATCTGAGATTATTTGAGAACCTATTGTTAAAGTTTTCTCTCTTACTAAATCAAAATCAAATACAGTATTCATATCCATGATGGATATTAAGTCATTAACAACTTCAAATTTACTTTCTGTTTGAGTAGTGACAAATCCTATATTTTCTTCATTTTTAATAATCAAATCACTAAATTTTTTAAATCCTGCTGTATGATTTAAAGACGCTACTGGTTCTTTCCATTTTTCATACTCACACTCTGATTTTAAAGAATATGAGAAGTATTGATAATAATCACTGTCAAAGACCCTTTGCAGATCATTATTCAAGAATCCAGTATTTTTTTGGAATCCTTCTTCAACTATAGAAGAAGCACCAACATCATACAATGAATTATCTAACAAAACTTCTGTTATAGTACCTTTAGTTCCTGAAGACTCTCCTATGAAGGAATCACCAACTTCAAAATCTTGAATAGATGATACTCTTAAATATCCATAAGAATTATTCCAAGATTGTAAAGATCCTCTTTTAGAACCAGAAACAACATCTTCACCTTTTTCAAATTCATCAACTTTTAACTTAATATCAAAAATTGGGAAATCCCTTTCAGCAATAATCTTAGCAGATGATAAAGTAGATTTAAAGGTTCCTGGTATATCACCATCAGGAATAATGTTTGATAAACTATATCTTACAGTTCCAAGAGTTCCTCCAATATTAGGATCTGTTGCTAAAATTTCAAATAAAGTATACTCATAATTTTCACTATTATATCCTTTTCCAGTGCTTCCTAATCCTACACTCACACCTTCAATCATTACCTTCTTACCCACTTCAAATGGATAATCAGCAGCATTACTAAAACTTGCTCCAATTGTTAATGTTACATTTTTATTTCCATCATCATAATCTATACTGTTAATAGTATATCCATTAGAATTGCTTGTAGGAATAATCTTAGGAGTAACATTATTCAAAGTTTTAGTATTCTTTAAAATACTAACATGAGTATCACCCAATTCATAATTCAAATCAATATCACTAACTACTTTATTAGTCAATCCATCTAAAAGAACTAGACCAGGAGATTCTAGATAATTTTTACCAACTGAGGTAATACCTATGCTACCAAGAGAAGTAAGTAAGTCTAACTTAATTAATTGAGGTATATTGGCTTCAGGTCTAAGAGTTTTATCAACTGAATAATCAAATCCAATATCTTGAATTACACTTTTACTTATTCTACCTATTGTAGGACCTTTTGTTTCTAAAATTGCATTAGTTCCTTTATCAGATATTATAGTGCTAATTCCTGGTAAAGTTTTATATTCATATCCTCTACTTTCAACTTTAACATTAGATATAGGTCCTTCAACATTTTCAGAATCAGTGACATAAGAAAATACACCATCAGAGGAAACGTATTCTAACTTTTGAGGAAGAATAGGAGATATAAATGAGAATGTAGTTGTACCAACTCCAACCAAATTATGTCCTCCTGATAAAGGATTATTCAATAATGTAGCAGAACTAGCATTGACAATATTTTCAGCATCTCTAATAATTTCAGTTTTAAGTGTAGAATTTAATAATTTATTTACTGGGGTTAAATCATAATATAATGTTTTATTAATTTCATCTACATTCTTAACAGTAAGATTTGCATTTGCATCTATACCAATTGCTCCAGATCTAACCACATTAAAATCATCAGTTTCTCCTGATGTGAAGAATGAGTTATTAAGATTATTATCACTGTAAAGATTAAAATCAAAAGCACTGTAAGAAACCCCACCATCTGTAAATGATAAAGAAGAATCAGAAAGATCAAAATATATTTTTAAATTTTTCTCTAATTGTATGGGAGGATTTATTGGTGAAATAGTACCAGCAGAAGCACTAGTAATATTAATTACTTTTGGATTTAAATGTATTGCATCATAATAATTATTAGATAATTTTATTGTATTTTTATCTACTACTGATGCATAATAAATTCTATTATCTACTAATCCTCCAGAAGAAGTAGTTGCTGTATGAATAACTTTTTGTCCATTACTATAACCATGTCTAGCAATAGTGATAGTATTATTACCTACACTAACATTACCAGCAGTAAATGTTCTAGGATCAATTACTAATCTTCTATTATAATCATTATATGCTACTTTTATAGTTGTAGTTATACCTGGTTGAACAGATAAAAGAACGTTATCTCTTGCTTTAAGTCCATGAGTAGATGCTGTAGATACAGTTACTAATGATCTACTTACTGTTCCAGTTAAAGTATTATCATAGTTGGTTTTAAGACTATGATATACTCCAGTTCCAACACCAATAAAGTAAAGTGTAGAAGTTGTTGTAGTGCTATTAATACCAACAAAAGATCCTGTAGAACCTAATCCAACCCTTGCAGTAGAAATACCAATTAAATCACTAGTCAATCTTGATGCAAATACTGTTTGTCCTTGAGTAAGAGCAAAACCATCAATACCATCAGTTGATACAGATACAGCAGCTCCTGCATTTGTACTGTAAGTTAAAGCATCTCCAGTAAACAATCCATGATCCTTAAAGTAAAGTGCTTTAGTAGGAATGAATATTTCACTTATACCAGTGCCTGGATTGGAGAATGATAAAGTTGATCCAATTCCAACACCAGATATAGTTCCTAATCCAATGGATTCTGATGGATTAAAATATAATTCCCTATTAAGTTTCAAATCAGCATTTTCTAATTTAGTTTGAGCACTAAAGAAGAAACTTCTTGGATTTTGAGAAATAAGACTATTTGCAGTATGAGCACTTCCTGTAGTAGAGTCATATTCTCTTATCACTCTAACTCTAGATAAATCATGATCAATATTCAATACTTGTGCTTTTTCAGTGCCTACTCCTAAAATATCATTTTCTTTTATATTAGAAACATTGTCCAAATTGAAATAAGTTACAATTCCAGTAGAAGAAGACGCATTTACAGATTTGAATAATTTAAAAGTATCAGTAGTAATTCCAATTACTTTTGTTGAATTATTTTTAATACCAGTAGTGCTTAATCCAGAAATATATACAGTTTCACCATTGTTGAAATTATTAGGATTAGTAGTATAACCAACAAATTCTCCAACAGTTCTACCAAGTGTATATTCTACATTTGAAAATTCAGTAAAAGCAACACTAACTTGATTAATGGTTTTACCACTAACAAGACTAACTGATGCTTTTGCTCCATATCCACTAGAACCAGCATCTTCAAATACTACTTCATCATTAACTTTATATCCAGATCCACCAGTATTAATTCCTACATTTTTTAAAACACCAGCAGTAGTTGATTTAATATAAGTTCTCTGTTTATGCACATCGCTAGGATCTACTAGAAAATCATAACTTGTATCACTAAGAAGGAAATTATATGGAGTTGTATTTCTAACCAATTTTGTATTATTAAGATCAACCAAATCTTGATTGGATTGACTTCTAAAGTTATAATCTATTTGTTTATGCTTATAAGAATTACCTATGAAATATGGAAATTGAGGTTTTCTATAATTTTTAAATGCACCTTCATCGTCATTGATGGTAGGATTTATAGGTGAAAAATATGCATAAATTCCATTTGGATATTCTGGAGTTTTGCAGAATCTACCATTATGCTCATCCAAATCTTTATCATCAGAATAAGTATAATCTTCTACAAAGAATCCTTCAGTGTATATTTGTTCTCCTGTAAGAGTAAGAGGATTTGGTCTAGTGCTTGATATTGATGGAGAGTATCCTGATTCAAGAATCTTAATAGGACCACCTGAACTTTTAGTATATCCATATGGACCATAAATTGGAGACCCATCATAAGACCATCCAATAATTGGAGAGTGGTTGATTGAGGGTTGTTCTATATCATCTTCAAGAGATAAATCTGGAACAAATACTTCTTTATCACCTATGGACTTTTTAATATAAACAGACTGTCTTAACTTTCTAGGAGCGTATAGATGAGAGTATTGTAAACCATATTCATCATGTAATCCAGTGCTTACAATTCCATCATCACTTGTAATTTGATCATTTTGTATTAATCTCTCTACACTATTAATAGTCCAAGTTTTTGGATTGGAATAGAATTTAGCACCATCACCATTAGATGTTACTGTTATAGTAGCATCAGTGGAAGTATGACCTACACCACTATTAACTATTTTTACTGAATCAATAGATCCATTTTTTAAAATAGAAACTATCTTAGTTCCTTTACCAGTTCCTTCTACTTTTAGATCTGGAGGAGAATTGTACTCAGTACCAGCGTTCAATACTATGACTTCAGATAGTTTTCCATCAACACTTATAATTGGAATTAGTTGAGCATTCTTACCACTCTTTGGAGTAAAGACTGGTTGTCTATTATAGTTGATTATATCAGATGAACCATAACCAACTCCACCATTAGCAATGTATGCAGACTTGATAGATCCTCTTACTACAGGTCTTAATGATGCAGAAAAGTCTTGCCCAGAAAGTGTAGATACCCCTATATGACCACTTAATGACACCTCAATAGGTGGATAGTTGAATTCATGAATTCCAGCACCACCAGAGAGTAATTGTACATATTCCTTGTTTCTTACATAGAAACTAGCAGGAGTAGATCCCACTCCAACAGCAGATAGTTTAAATGATCCACCATCTACTGCAGTAACATAATAATTTGTTAAAGTTGTAAGTCCAATGACAGGAGTTGTCTTATTATCATATCTAATGATTTCACCAGTTTTATATCCATGATTAGGAATATTAATTATGCTTGTAGCAGTATTGATTCCAGAAGAAGTAGTAGAAGTTAATTTATTAGTATATCCTGAACCAGAACTTCCAATACTTACAGAACTAACTACTCTCTTCTTAACTGCACATTTAAGTTCCTGAATACCTTCTCCATATGCAGTAAGTCCAACACTAGATACTCCAGCTATAGCATCCACATAATTACTATGTAATGACACTGTAGATGCATCTTTAATAGCACAGAAATATGGCGCACCTGTTGATAGACCAGCAATAGCAGTTTGAGTGTCTGTAATATAGGTTACAAGTTCTCCATCTCTGAATTTATGGAAAGTTGAGAATCCAATAGTATTATTTGTAATATTAACAAATCCACCAGTCTCAGTAGAGTCAAATGTCAAAGAATGTTCTTTTTGAATTAAATTTGCATATGCTATACAACCAGATCCATTCCCTCCAGTTATTTTTAAAGTAGGAGTTTCAAGATAGTCAAATCCCTCATCTAGAACATCTATTCTTTCTACAGAACCTTGTACTTCACAATATGCAGATGCTCCAACACCTACACCATCAGTAACAGATAAAATTGGAGGATTTATGACATCATAATTATCTCCACCACTAGTAACTGAAATTTCTTCAATAGGACCATAGTAGACAACATCATTAGACTTATAATTTAAGATTTCAACTCCATTTACCAAAATACCAGTTTTTCCTCTAGGTGTTGGTTGGTTTGCCAATGAGGAAATTGGATTTTGTATTTTTCTTATTAATTTTTGTGATTGTATAGATTTCTGAGAAAATCTTGAAAGTTCAAACTTATTATCAGTTATAGTTCCACTAAAAGAGACATATATCTCATTAGAAATATTGGCACTACTTTTAGAAAGTCTAATAGTGTTAATATCTACTTTTTTGATAAAATATTCACTTTCATCAATATCTAACTTATTATCATCACCCCCATTAACATAAGTTACTCTATCTCCAGTTATTAGTCCATGATTATTAATAGTAATATCAGTGCTATCTTCAAAAGACCCAGAAAACTTAATATCAGTCTCTCTAATGTCTAAAGCATCATTAAAATAACTTGGAATTGATGGTGAAGCAATATATACATCATTACCATCCAAATAAGAATTTTGAATGTTTGTAGTGTAAATATTAGCACTAGGATAGTTGCTTAATTTAGCATTAGATAGTAATCTTTGTATACTATATGATGCGTTTGAATTTAATTCACCAGAACCTTTAATTAAAACTTCCTTAGAACTTATAAGAGAAATAATTTCACAAGAAAGACCACTAATCAATGCATCATCACCAGATTTAAAATCATGGTCATTAACTAGAGTTAATTTGTAAGTAAAGTTGGAAGAGTCAATAAGTTCAATAGAATCTACATTATAAGTAACAGAAATATTAGAAAATAGATTATCAGTGACTTTACTCTTAGAAATAGAACCCAAACCTTTAGGTTCAATAACACTTCCTTCTTCATTATAATAAGTAGAGTTAAACTCACAAATTAAATCAGATAAAACCCCAGTAACTTTAACTTTGACTACACTAGCAGTTCCTACACCTGAATATCCATAAGCAAATGCATCTAATCTTAAATCTTGCTTTGTTTCAATATTTTTATCTATTCCAGAACATCCATAAAATTGATTTAAAGATTTTGAAGTATAATTTATATTACTACTTGATCCATCAGCATAAGTTGCAACTAATGATCCTGTAGTTCCAAATCCAACAGTAGAATCAACATCTAAAACAGTAGATCCTACAGAAACAGAATTTATTAACCTAGTATTGGGATGTATAGAAAAATCTCCACTTACTCTATCCAAGTTGTGGTCATAATCTAAACTTAGTCTGTAATAAGTCTTACTACCTCTTATTATCTTTTCTATATCACTAATAGCTCCATTTGCCTTAGGAAAATCATACACATCATCCTGAAATAAGTTTCTATTAATAAGATCCATAGGATCTCCACTAAGAGACTCTACTACAATCTGCTTTGATACTTTATAATCAGCATCTGAGGGTATGAAAAGATAATCTCTTGGTTTAATGACTTCTACGTCTTTTCCATACAGTGCTCTAAACAAAATCTCAAAAGATTGATCTGTTCCTTTAGAAGAATAGAAATCTTTTGATTGTTTAATGAATAATCTTTCATCTATATCATCATCTAGTGCTCTTTCCTCAAATCCTGGTGTTATTTGCTTTTTAACTTTATTGAAAAATTCCTTTAAGAAACGAATACTTAAATTATTAACTACTGCTCCTGAAGAGTGAGTGGCAATTCCAGATTGAGAAAATACAAGCTCATCAGGTTTATTGACACTTCTATACGATGTAATTCCACTAAATCCACGTGAACATCCAGTGAAGGAATTGGTTGTAATTCCAGTATATGTAATAATTTCATTATTGATCTGAATCAATCCATAAGTATCAGGAAATCCAGTGGTAGATTTAACATCTATAGTATTACTTGCTATTCCAACATTATTAGATAGAGTTGTGGAATCTACAAGATCCACCAATTCATCAATTTTTATATATTCATCAATATTTTGTAAAATATCAAGAGTAGATCCTTGATTCTCTATAGCAGTATAATACTGTGCTAAAAATTCACCAGCAAGAGGAAAATCTGCTCTTACAAAATCTGGTAGTTGATTTTTAACAACTGAACTAATTTTGACTCTTGTATTTTCTGACATTTTATAGTTGTGTTAATTTCCTGCTAATAAAAGGATTAATATGATGATGTAGTATTAGTTGGTGTAGGATTAGACTCACCTAAAAGTTCTAAATTAGTAGCTCCTAACACATATGTATCTGAGGAGAGAAGGGTGGTATTTTCCTTCTCACCTTCAGTCAATCTAGCTATATTACCATTAGCGTAACTTGAGGTAGCAGTGTAACTAGTACCAGAAGTGCTATCTCCAGATGTGATGCTATCAGCAACCATATCTACAGTGCTATTACTAATATCTAATTGTAAATACAAATCTTGCAATCCAATAATGTCATTAGACTTAGGACATGCAGATATTTCTATAATTGGTATATTTTGTACTTTTTTTGATGTTCCTATGATATTAATGGGTTTGATTAATATCTCTGCTCTTTGATAATCAATACTACCTACATTATTAGCAACAATTGTAGGATTACCTTTTGATGTCAACGTAAACAAGAATAAAGATCCAGTCTTCATATCTGGATTAGGAGAATCACTCAAAAAGACAGTATTTGATTGACCAAATACACTAAACCCTGAAGACTTAATATTATAACCTTTTTCACTCTTTATGTAGAATGCATTTCCAAAACATAATTCATATTCTGCATTTTGATTTAAAGATGGTTTCAAATCCCTACGAATTATCACTTTTGTGATATTTGAAGTAACTGCATCATTACTATTATCTACTACACCTTGAAATTTACTATATTTGAATTTTGCTCCATATTTATTCATTACTGAAGAATCTGCATAAGAAGTAATGTTATTCAATATCACTGTTTTGACTGCATTTGCACTAGATGTCAAACTAGGGTTATAATATGCATTTACATCCACTTCTACATACAAATATTTCAAATCTTGTATTTCAGTAACAATTCCTGCAACAGAATACTTTCTGAGCATTGTGTTAAGGTTGTTTTTTATGGAATCTGGTACATAAGGACCATAAAATGGTTTTATAGTGATAAAAACCTTTCCATATTTGGGAGGAGACAATTCTTCACCTCCAAAAACTGAAACTGACTCAGTTTCTGGGTAAATTTTAGGAATTAGTGCCTCATAATCAGCAGCAGTCACTGCTCTGTTGTATGCAGAGTAGATTTTAGGTGCATAACGCTTAATTGAGTCTACAGATTCAATTTCTTTACCACCTATAGAGTCATTTACAGTGGTAATGATTGAAATTCCTGTACTTACAAGGTTATTGTTGTTATCTACAATTCTACCATTGAATGAGAATGATGAGACATTGTTTCCAGCAGCTCCATTTGTGGTAATATAAGAAACTTCAATATAATTTAATGATTCTAGTTTTTCACCAAAGACTCCATCACCAAAAATAATCTCATATCTCTGATCTTCAATTTCTTGAAGAAAATATACACAAGAAGAGGAAGTAACTTCTATTAAAGTATCAGAAAATATATATTTTTTAGCACTAGTGCTTGCTTGAGTAGGACGAACTCGCACTTCTAAGGTAGAAGTGTCAATATTTGCATTTTCTAAGATGTATTTTGTAGGTGGTGCAGGGTTTTCTGATGAAACAGTGAAATTTGAGGTTAAAAATGTGCCTTCATAAATTTGTATATTGGTAAATGTAGCAATTCCATCTACTACAGGCACTGTGATGTCACTTGGAATGCAAAATGAGTAACTTTCTGACCCAAATACTGATGCAGCAGTTGTTACAACACCTTTTTTAAGGGTTAGGGTAACTGGTTTAGTAGTAAATCCAGTTGTATCTACAAAAAATGAAACTATCGCCTTTGATGCAGTGATAGATCTGGGTGTATAACCTATATTTCTCGCTAATGCAACTACATTTTCTCTTAAAGTGGCACTATCAATGAAAACTTCATTGCTAATCATGTTAGCATTGTAAGAATTGATGTACGTATTGTATGCCAATACATCAATTATACTTGAAAGGTTTGATCCTTCAAAGTCATAATCAGTAAAATTGGAATTTGCCCTCAAATAATCCTTCAAAGAAGTTTTTATTTGATTAAAATCTAGATCTGTGAAATTAACTAATGCCATTTATCTTGTTGGCTGTAGTGCAAATGCTAATTGTTGAGGAAGAGCATCAATTCCTATAATATTATAAGTTATAACTACATCAAAAGCATTACCTTCATAGTCAGGAGTTGCCTTTACACTTACTAATTTCACTCTTGGTTCATAATTATCAACAGTATCTTTAATATCATCCTCTACAATAGAAGCTGATATATCATCCATGTTATCAAATAGAGTTTCATACACTCTAGAACCTAGATTTGGGTTAAAAAACTTTTCACCAGGTCTTGTAAGTACTAAATTACGCACAGAACGAGCGATTGCAACCTCATTTTTGGTTGCAATCAAGTCTGAGGTAATAGGATTGACCTGAAAGGACATACTTAGATCCTTAAATCCCCTACTAATCCTTTCTACAGGCATGAAATAACGTTAAATATAACTTATTTATTCACGTTCTTTGGCAATCTTCCAGAAGTAGTCATCTTCATTACCCATACCATCATAATCAAACCCATTTTCTACTTGATAGTATACTGTAGAGACCTTAAAATCAGGTTTCTTAGGTTCTTTTGGCGTAAGACTGTTATCAAATATTCTCATTCTATTATTTGGATACAGCGCATACTGTCCATTTTCCAATTCTATCAGGTTATGTGATTTATGCTCTGCAGGTGTTTCACTTGTAGAGTAATCTACTGTATCAGGATCATCATGGTAGTTATCTAGAGTGGCAATGTAAGTGCCCTTCATGGTTCCATAGTCCCTTGTATAGAGCTCATAGGACATTGACCCTATAAACTGTTTTTGTATTGCTGTGACCCCATAATCCATACAGTTCCAAAACTGTAGATTATGCAATGTCATATCAGGATCAGGCAATTTAGGGTCACTTAGAAAAGCACTAATAGGTAACTTATCATACATCGCTGCATAATCTGGTAAATAGGTCTCAAAATAAAAAGCACGTCCAGGCATACTCTTTGCAGATACCCAGACGCCTTTTACAAATTCACCATGACCACTGTTATGATCAGTTAAATATTCTTTTCTGACCCATACCTCAATTGCAGGAAGGTTGCAGATTAAAGAACTCATTTATCTTCCTTGCCCCCTATACTTCTTTTTTGCTCTATTGGAACTAGTAGCAGCATACTTAGTATGTTTACCAGAACCTTGGTTGCTCTTCTTGGGTACAGTTTCTACAAACTCATTACCAGAGAGAGATTTTCGCACAGGCATTAGTTTTCATCCTCCAATTGTTTCATAATTTGCTCAGACATTGCAAGAACATTAGAAACGCTCTTGAGATTTTCTATTTGGAACATTACATCAGCAATGTGTTTGCTAATATAAGGTTCTTCACTTCTTGCTGCAAAGGCAAGAGCATTCCTTAATGATGCAACTGCCTCATCCAATGAGTCTTTTACTTGTTTTGATAG